AAGGAATAACAGCACCAGAGATGATGTTGTTTCCGTACATGAGTGAACCAGCAACGGGTTCACGGATACCGTCGATGTCCACAGGGGGAGCACCAACGAAGGCGATGATGAAGCAAATGGTTGCAGCGAGCAAGCAAGGAATCATCAGAACACCAAACCAACCAACATAAAGGCGGTTATCGGTTGAAGTTACCCAGTTGCAGAACTGTTCCCAAGTATTCGATTGTTTTTGACGTGAAAGTGTAGCAGTCATTGTTTTGAAAAAGTTAGTAGGTCCATCAGGGAATGGTGGAGATACTATTTCCTAGTCACCCTCAGACTAGGATATGAGAGACGGTTTTGTGACCCAGCCTAGTCTCGGTCAAACGGCAGGGGTTCTGACAATGTAATAGATCCTTTAAGGTTCGTAACATTTGTTTACCTATTTAGTATAGTACGATCTTGGTCGGTCGTCAAGCCCCTTTCTCCTAAATAATTGCAGTGTTCAAATCTCGAAGAATGAAAAAAGCAGCATTGCTTTTCGGAATGCTACTGATGGCGGCACCAGCACATGCCGATCTTACTCATAAAATCTCAACCTCAGTTCAGTTGACTGTTGATGCTTCTGCTTCTCAGGCAACTCGTCTTGGTTCTACCTATTCGGTAAGTGGTAATAATGTCTCTGCTACTCTTGGTGGTCTTACTGCTCCTGCTTCGGCAACTGCTGCGGCAACAATGAACTCAGGTACTTACACTCAGACAACAGCAGGTAGTGCCTTTTCATTTAGTGAGTCATTCAACAGCGGAGACGCAATCCCAACAGGAACAACCGTTAGTAGCGGTGTCGTTGGAACCCTACCCGCATTTGGAAGTGTCACAACCACTGCTGGTGGTGTGGCTGGTTCTCTCGCTGGTAGCGTCGATTCTGCTGGCACAATGTCGTTGACTGCTGGTGGTGCTGGTACTTCGGCAACAGGACAACTTGTTACTGAGATTACCATTAAATAAGAATGTCTAATTTAAGAGAAGCAATCAGTCTCGGATTGATTCTTGGTGCTTTACATGGGGCTGCTCAGGCAGTCCCTGTAGTCCCTAATTTTACACAGGGCTCCATGACATCACATACAGAGACAACACAGAAAATAACAGAAACCATCAACTCGATGGACTACAATACTGGATATCAATATTCAGTAACTGGGAGTGGAATCACTGCTTCTGGTAACTTACAACCAGGAACAGGTAGTAACAATGTAACAATAGATGGAGTGACTTCATCATGGACAGGATTAACAAGCAGACCAAACTTTACGCAGACGACTCCGGGTGGTGCGTTTCAATTCACAGAAACGTATCAGGGACCGGGTTTAAGCACACAAACAATAATTCAAAGAGTCACAGAAGTCACAAGCATAACCGACACCACAAGTATTTTCTCGCAGTAATCCTAAGTGTCCTCTCCCCAGCACTGGTCCAACAAAGAGTTCTTGCTGAGACTATTGGTGGCGTTAGTGCCACTGCTGCTCCTGTGGCTAATTCCTCTGGTTCAGTTACAAACCAAGCAATCCAAGTCCTCCAAGGTCCATACATCACCAATACCTACGGTGGTGGAATCCAGTGTCAAGGGCCGACAATGAACATCACTCCCTATGTAACGGGGAGTGCTTCTGCTACCAAACCATATGAACCTTATTATATGGATCCTGTCTATGATATGAGGGATATGGATGATGATGGAGCACCAGACAATCCTGGGTCTGTTTTGTATCGTGTTCCTGTAAGGACAGGACAGAAAGATAACTACAATCTAGGTGTAGGTTTCTCTGCTACTTGGTCTCGTCCTCTCGATAAGAAGTTGCAGGACCAATGTAAAGAAGCAGCTGCTGCTAACATCGCATTGATGCAACAACAAACTGCTAACAAGAGATTAGATTTTGAGATTGCTAGACTCAAAAACTGTGGTGAGTTAATGAAGCAAGGAATCCAGTTTCATCCCAAGTCTCCATATTATAAAGTGTGTGCGGATGTGGTTGTGAATAATCCTCCAGGACATACTCACCCACACTATCACACTATCCCTTCCGTTTCTTCTTCCTCGGGAACACAGAACGAAGCTCCCGAACAGCATGATTCATCTGACGCTGCTCTGCTCGGCGCTCCCCTATCGACAAAATCGGAATAGGTTTCTTACGAATCATAGCAATCTTTTTCATCACTTTCTTAACCGTTGGTTTGACTGCTTTCAAAAGTATGTCTGCCAACGGTTTTGCTAATAGTGCTGATGCTGTAGCAATCACAGCAACACCACCAACCTGCATCACTTGTCCTCCACTGGGAAGTCCAGCAATAATCTGTTGAGGAATAGGAACTGCTTCTGTTATCTGAACACATTCATTACCTATGAGTTTGTATTCAGTAACCTTCTTTCTGAAACCTTCTACGAATGTTCCTACAGGTTCTTTAGCATTCTGTCCTGGTGTGGGACAATCTACCTTAGCAGTAGCAGGTGCTGCTGCTTTTGGAATATCAACTTGTCCTGGTGGATCTGGTTTATCTTCTTTCTGTCTTGTATCTACTTTTGGTACTGGTGTAGGAACTAATTGGTTCGGTTCAAAAGTAATAGGATTAAAACTGGGGAGATTACCATCACAGTAAGTAACCAATCCTTTGGGGTCATCCCCAGCAATCGTATTGGACTTTGAATTTGCCTCATGAGCTTCTACGCATCCTGGTACGTCAACGATAGGCACACCAATATTTACCACTACAGGAGGTGCTAGTGGTGTTTGTATGTAGTTTTCTGACGATGTTACTACTTGAGGTATTTCAATTCCACGAATATTAATATCCCTGGAAGTAATATTAGGAATCTCCATCGTTAAACAAATTTATTATCGCAGTAAACACAGAATGAAATGCGACATATAGAAAGAACTCACTCTTTCCATCATCTTTCTTTTTTCTTCTAGTCGTTGTCATACTAAAGTACCGTGTGCTCTGCGAATCTCTTTGAGTTCCTCAAAGTTCTTTTGTTTGGTTCCACCGTCGTATGCCCAGGCATATCCTTCAGTAATCATTTGTTCGTTGAGGGACACGTCGGAGTCTCCGATGTAGAGCCAGCCGAGAAGGCGCCCATACTTTCCAACACCACCAACAAGCTCAGTGCGGATAACGAGATCATCATCCCCTTCAATAGCGCCTTGAAGTCTTTCTTCAAGCCAGTGAGTAGCATCGTAACCCAGTGCTTTTTCTTCATCATCTTTCGTCCTCTTCTCAGGAGTATCAACTCCTGCTACTCTAACTCTTTCTTTCTTGTAAAGATCGAAACCTAGGTCGATGGTAACATCAATGGTATCACCATCAACTACCCTATCAATTTCAACAACCCTAAAGTTATAGCAGGACTTTCTGCTGGGTGGTGTCATTGCTCCCATACCTTACTCCTTAATGCAAATAATCTGTGATGGATTGTAGGTATTTAGACCACAGGTAAAAACTTCTTGGGGGAACCAAAATATTTTCATGAGAGTTACTGATGAAATCACAAGATTCATGCCGATAATCCAAGGTTGTGCTTTATTAATTCTATCAGGGTTCCACCATTTCATTACTTTCTTCCCTATGAAATCCTTCTGGTTCTGTCTTATGTATCCAATCTTTTAATCTTGAGACGTATATCCTTAGCAAATCTGCCTGGTTCAGATGAAAGGTATCCTGACTTTCAAGATACAACTTAGTATGAAGATCAGCTCCATCTAAGCACTTCTTTATCACAGGGTTCCAGGGTTCCCTAAAAGAAGTATTCCATTCTCTCGGCATATATTATTTTTTCTTACCCCCATTCTTGGCTTTCTTCGCAGTTGCGTTTCCCGAGTTCTGCTTCTTGTTGTTCGCAGATCCCGCTGACCCCTTCTTGCCCTTGTTTGCGGACTTGGCCATCTTCTTCTAGTTCCTTAAATGATAGGAGTAAAATATATATGACACAATATGCGGTAAATGCAAGTCCACACAGAAGAAGAATAATTACACTCCAAACAGGATCGTTTATATCTCTCATTTCAACCAAGGAGCACGAATACTAATATCATCAAGACCTTCTACTTCTGATGCCTTTGTCTCAATAATAGGTTCTTGGTTTTTCTTATCTTCTTCGTCCCAAACCGCACCTATTTCTCTCACTTGCTTATCAACAGAAGTCATTTCCATTTCAACTTTACCTTCTATCCACTTCTCTTTCAACCAAGTGATAAATCCCAAAGCAAGATGATTGATGGGAAACTTCTGCTTCTTTGCCCATCGTTCTGCTTTGTGATACCACATATCTTCACCACCCCAGTGGTGTTCGAACTTATGTTCTATTTTAGGATCAGCAGTCATTAAATACTTTACCAACTCGTGAACCTGCTTCTGAACCTACCTTCTGCCCAAGTAACAGTGCCCAACCAGATGCTAACCAACCAACATAAGGTATATTCATCATAGCAGGGACAGCAACACCAGCAGCAAGAGCACTACCTGCCATTGCACCTTGACTCCGTGCTCCAGCGTCCGCCACGATGCACTCTACTTCTTTTGCAGACTTTCCCTCGCCGTCAACGGCACCTCCTAAGTTTCTAGCTCCGTCCATCGTATATTGATCAGTGCGATACTCTCTTCTGAGTTCAGTTCCACCACCACCAAACAATCCACCTCTCTTCTGATTGAGGTTCAATGATCTCTCAGAATTTAGAATAGCAGGATCGTTTGCTTTATATTCAATCTTATACCCATCTCTAGTTGCTTCTACCTTATATGAAGAGTAGTCACCACCAGGGAAATTGATTACTGGATACTGTGGTCGCACAGCATTCAGTAGATGACCGAGCACACCAATATGAGCAATACCAAATACCACACCTAATCCAATAGCAATATTCTTTGTAGAGAATCTCTTTGATGGTGTGGGTGGTATTACTTCTGGAACATCAGTCTTTTTATTGAATGCCATTTTACTGACCTTGCAATTGTTTATCTAAATTTTTTAACTCAGAATAATATTCACAAGGATACTCCATAGCAACTGGTTCGTCATAAATCATCATATCAGTTCGGCAATACCCATTACCGATTTCCATATGTCCAACAATAAACAAAGTGAGTAGCATCATTGTTCTATACCGTAGGCATCACAGGTGGTTCGCCGTCCTTCTTAGGAGCAACAGATGAGATCTGAAGAGGTGCTTGTTCAATACGAATCGTTTGAGCAGGAGCAGTTGCGGCGGCCGCAGCAATCAGTTTCTCAAGATCTGATTTGGAAACACCACCACCAGGGGACTTATATGTACCGTCTGTTTGTTTCTTTGCTGTCTGAACACCGAAGGTAGCTAAAACTCCAGTGAACACCGATGCGATGAAAGTAGGATCAAGTTTCTGCTCAGGAATACCAAGTGCAGCAGGAAGTTTAATATAAGCAAGAGTCAGAATACCACCAGACCAGACGAGGATACCAAGTCTAACCATTGTGCTGATTGCTTCTAACTGACCTTCATGATCAGCAGCAGCATCCTTTAGTTTAGCAAATGGACCTTTCTTCTTTTCTTCTTCCTTTACTTCAGCTTTGGGAGATTCTTTAACTTCTTCAGCCATGAAATTGGAGACAGCGCACTCCTATTTAGTTAACAAAACCTTCTTCACGCAGCCATTTTTCAGTCAAAGGTGTTGGTTCATAGATTTCCCACATCTTACCAGTAGTACAAGCATCAAGTGCTTTAGCAGTCATACCCTGAGTCATGCCTGCCCACTTTGCTTCTGATTCAAAAGGAACAGCAGACTTTGGATAAGTTTTTTCTACAATATCACGCCAGACTTGAGGAACCTTTTTCTCTGGATAGATAAGAGCAATCAAACTATTCTTGATAGTTCCTGCCATACAATCCTGTGCGGCGTGCCACCCTTCATGACGCATCACTGTCATCAGTACATGAGGACGATGCATGAATCGTTCATTCAAATAAAAGTTATTTGATACTGTGTGATAGACACCACGGTGACCAGGAGGGAAATACTTCTCATTCCCTAGAAAAACCATAACTCCGATCTTATCAAGGGATACCAACATCGAGTTAAACTCATCGGCAACAAGATCAAAATTAGTATCAGGATACACTTTACGAATATCGTCGATACTCTTGATTTGTTTGACATCCTTGGAGCATTCTCGTGTGATCATGCAACCCAAAGCATCCATACTATAGAATCCTTTTTTAAGTTTAGATTCAGCAAAAGCAGGTGTCGCAAAGGACATTGCTGCTAGCATAGACAAAGTAAATTTTTTCATAGTCCAGGAATAGAAGGAATAGCACCACCAGTTTTTGATGGCATTTTTGGCATAGAACCTTGAATCATACCAGGAAGTGCTTGAGCAGCTGCATCTGTTGCTGCTTTAACAACCTGTTCTTTAGCAGATTCAATCAATGCATCTTTGTTCAGGAGAACATAAGCACTTCCTCCGATAAGACCTAAAGAGGTCAGACCTGAGAGTAGTGCAATTACGTTAATTACTTTTTGCATAGTATGCCTCGTAATACTTTACAATCCCCGATGTGTGCATATTGCCTTGGGAAACCCAATCATGAGCACACTCGTAAATGGATTGGTTTGAATATTTAGGAACAACTCCTTCCATTTGATGACCGAACTTTGATAGCAAAATTTTAAGTGATTGATCTCTCACTTTTAATTTTTCACTACTGTAACGCCAGTCATCAAGTGTCATCGAAACTGCCCTAAACCTGTACCAGATTGCCACTCTCCAGGACCTTCATGAAAGTTTTCAGATCCTCCAAGAGTTTCTTGCCATGAACCCCAAGACTTAGTTGCAATTTCATAAATTTTTTGATGAATGTCAGCAGACTCCTTAGACTCCGATTCATCTAAAATCTGTTGATCAATCACTGCTTGCTCGTAAGATTCTTTAACAGTCAATTGTTTTTCAGAGAGAATAGGAGTAGAAAACCAATCATCTTCTGGGAGATATGCTGGAGCAGGAACGCCCAAATAGGGTGGTTCCAGTTCTTCACGATCAACTTTTTCTTCGTTGATTGTACACTCAATCTCATCCACAAGAAACTCACTTCTGGGGATGAATACTTTTTTTATAAATTTTGCAACAGTGTGGATCATGAGTAAACCAGTCTTTTGGCGTAATTGTATGCGTATTGTTCTCGGTATCCTTTGATACCCCAACCCAACCAATAATAGGCACCTACCATATATTGATGAATTGGTTGTCCGTGTCCTTCAAACTCTGGAAGAATTTTTTGGAACTGTGGTTCGTTAATCATGTAACGGGTTTGACATGCAAGTGTGCTGGGGTCGCATCCATAACGCTTTGCAAACTTACCCAATCCATTATAACGACCTGTGGAAGTCCATTGAATAAGTCCATAACCACCACGAAGGCAATTCTTGTAGGAAACTCTAGCACCACCTTCGCAGATGTTGGGAGTAAAGTTGGACTCGGATTTAATATTGCCCAAGATTGTTGCAAGGGCATTTTTGTCAGAAATATTTGTTTTTTCTTGAAGTTCCTTTAGAACATACTGCTCATTTGCAGTACCTCCAGGAAGCTTCCATGATCTCTCTTCTACTTCAATAGGGATTGCCTTTGGTGGTGGTCCCTTATCAATCTTAACATCAAGAACCGCAATAGGCAGTCCAGTTCTCATTTCAGCATGGGTACTACTAATACCAAACACTGCAAGTGAAACTGCCGCAACAGCTCCGATTTTTTTTAATTGCACTAATACTAATTGAACTCTACATCCCAATAGAAGGGGGGTATACCACAACCCTCTCGGGGGGCACCTTCCTGGGCTCTAAATGTCACACCAAAGTCTTATAATAAAAAACCCACTTTGAAGTGGGTCTACCCATAATACTGGGATATTTATATTTTGTCAAATGTTTTGTCAGGGAGTAAAGACACGACCCCAGCCATCGTTTCCGTTTGGACACCAACGTGCTTGGAGTTCTGACTTCTTGTAGACAGCACCTCTTCCATTATACACGTCAGAAGAATACCCATCGTTAAGAGATCCGTAAGGATCATTCACAACATAGTCTTCCCCCTTCTTACCAATCACAACGCACATATGTCCGCCTCTTGGAGCAGAGATAGGACCACGATGTAGGATACCAATAATTACTGGACGACCCAATCCTAATTCAGTATCCAGATCTTTGAATGATAGATCATAATGGAATGATGATTTCAAACCATACATATTCAATACTTTGGTTTGAACTGCGTGATCGGTAGTATCACCAACATTAAATACTTTCTCTACATAAGCATCATCACCCTTTGCTCCTTTGAGGGTGCCTGGTTTGAAGAACTCAAGAACCATAGCACAGGAAGATGAGTTACAGGTGCGTTCTCCGTCCCTGTAGTTATCAGTCTGAGGGAAGTAAGGAACTTCTAATACAGATGACTTTACTTTGGTTCTAAAAATGTCTACCCATTCTGCATTGTCATCAAGAAACTCAGCAGGTAGATTATCTTCCAACCATTGAACAGCAGCAACGTGCTGTTTGTTTTCTTCTTTGTAATACTTGAAGAAATTGTGCAAATCGACGGTCATATAGTGCCGATAAAAGTGGCACAATATTTAGATTACACTATAGCAAATTTTTGCTTCTCCCTGAGAAGGAGGAGCAATCTGATTGAAAGCCCCATAGGAAAGATCTAGAACTCTACCACCGTGATAAGGACCCCTATCATTCACACGAACAACTACAGAAGCACCATTTCGTTGATTGGTTACTTTAAGTTTAGTTCCAAAAGGTAACCAACGATGTGCAACAGTTCTACCATAAGCATTAAAGTATTCCCCATTGGCAGTCATGTTACCATGAAACCCATCACCAACTCCATAGTAAGAAGCATAACCACAGGTTGCTGCACTTACCTGAGTTGGAATAAGTGCAGCAGCCATCACCGTTGAAAAGAGATACCTAATCATGCAGGAACAGTTTCTCTAACGTTAGACTTCACATATTCCAGGACTGCTTCAGGAGTGGTTTCTCCATAGGGATCGTCAGCAGCATTATCAGATCTGCCAGGTTCTTCAAACAGTTTCTCAATGATACCGTTATCAACCACAGCAGCATAACGCCAGGAACGCTCACCAAAACCAAGATTAGATTTGCGAACTAATTGTCCCATAGAACGGGTGAAGTGAGCATTACCATCAGGAATGAGTTTTACTTTCTCAATACCCTGATCTTTTGCCCAGGCATTCATCACAAAGCCATCATTAACAGAGATGCAGTAAATAGCATCGATACCAAGTTGAATAAACTCTTCATACTGCTCTTCAAATCCAGGGAGTTGATAAGCACTGCAAGTAGGAGTAAATGCACCAGGTAGACTAAAAATAACCACACGCTTACCAGTGAAGAGATCCAAGGATGGTGTAGTAACAAACTCTCCATTCTCACGGAATACAAATTCTACTTGAGGGACTTGATAATCTTCTTTACGCATTTTTACTTCTATCATTTAATTAGTAGGATTATAGGCGGGGATCATCATACCCCCACCAAAGTCATCATCATCGTCAGCATCATTACTGCCAAGGGTACTGATGAGTATCCACATTCCCAGTAACATTGATGCTAACAATAACATCACCATACTCCAGGAATGACTTGACCAGTTGCAAAGTAAGATGCAACTGCTGCAACGAAACCAATCATTGCTGCACGACCATTCAGTTTTTCTGCTTTGTCATTAAACATTTTAATAAGTCTCCGAAAGTTGTTGTACAGAATATCCTAAGAGGACAAAAAATGCAATACTGGTAACTGTAAAGATTACCTCAGTCATCAGAAGATACCGAAGAAGAACTTTCCAGTGATTGCATATGAAAGGAATCCAGAAATGATGCCCATCATTGCCCAGCGTCCATTATAACGCTCAATACCTTCCATAGGTGTCAGAAGACCCTTGCTGTGGTAATCTTCAATAACCATTTGAGGCTCTTTGGCAAACATATTTTGTTGCCCGTACTCATTAGTTGTTACAGTCATTGTCTTTTGTAAAGATTTATAACACAATTATATAGGAAAAATAAAGAGGGGTCAAGCCCCTCCTGTTACGGTTTCCCGACAAATTGTTTACCAGATTAAATTAATCTTTGAAATCTGGATTTTTTCTAAGAAAATTTCTCACATAAGAATTGACATCAGTATCCATTTTATAATGTGCATGAAGGTGAATTCCTTCAATCAAAATAAGTGCTGCCAATAGAATAGTTGGAATCAACCACAATTCATTAGCAAGTTTCTTAATACTAAATTTTTTCTTTGGATTTAATTTACTCATACCAATAAAAAAGGGACTCCGAAGAGTCCCTCAGTTTTATCTGATTAAGTTATCAGAAGGTGAACTTAACACCAGCCTTGGTGCCGTAGGAGTTGGTGCCACCATTAGCACCAGTTGCCAGAGCAAACTCGCCGTAGACACCCAGGTTCTCGGTAGCAGCGACAGAACCGCCAACCTTACCAGAGAAGACAGTAGCAGAAGCAGCACCGTCAGGAGCAACGATCGAAGGACCGCCCTGAACGTAGTAACCCAGAGCACCAGTCGAACCTTCGTAACCTACGTGCAGGTCGGTGGTGGTGCCAGCATAGTCACTACCAGTGAAACCAGAGTTGGCTTCAACGTTCACGTAGGGTCCTGCCATTGCAGCACCAGCGAAAAGGGGAGCAGCAGCCAGAGCTGCGAATGCGGATTTGATCATTTTAATACCTCGTAATTTTTACTTGTGGAATGGTTACCCACAGATGAAGGGGGATTTCGACTTTCCCCGCTCGAACATTTTAACACAGAACCGTTGCGAGTAATTGAGGCATTGGTTAGTGGATTGGCACATGTGCCAATTGTTATTTATCTTAACAGATTTTTAAACTTCTGTCAAGTTGGTGGGTTTTCCGAATTCTGTTGCTGGGCAGCAGAGTTGTGGGCAATCCGACCAAGATAAGGATCATAGTTCATCCACTCACGAATGTCAACCCCAGCACCCTGTTGTTGCCAATAGTTTGTGAGAGCAGTGTGAGGACCTTGATGGAATACCCCAATGTGCTCCGCATGAATGGTCGATCCTAATGCAATATTATACAAGAACAAAGGAATGGTGTAGGTCTTACCAGTTTCTAAGATTGTGTCTTCAGATACTGCTCTGGGTTTTACACCATTATCCAGTTTGTATTTGTCACCACGAATGTGATGCTTCATGATTTTAGCAGCATGATGACGAGAGATCAAATAAGCAGCAGCAGAAAAATCATTAATAAATTTTAGATGCAACTTAACATGAATGTCTCCTGTTGTAATTGCGGTCATCTGAATACAATCCCAATCATATGGAAGAAGACCAGAGAACTCTTGCCAAGTAAAGTTCCAATACTTAACAGGAGAGAAGTCCACATCATCCTCAAGGATCATGCAGTAATCATCGGTAGTCTCTTCATAGAAGTGTTTAATTGCTTTAAGATGCGACATACAGCACCCCAGTTCATTCTGACTCACATTATCAGGAATTCTACCCTTCAAATGCGAAGACACATCATCTTCTCTACCATCATATCCAGAGATACGAGTATGATTTTCTACTTGCCAATACTTAAATTGCTCCTCCATGTAGAACCGTCTATCAGTATCAGCATCTAAGTTCAACCAATAGATTGCAGGAAGACCTTTCAGTTTGTGGGTGGACTTGTTCTTGTCCATCTTACTAAATTCGTGTCCATCCATCGGGTACTACATCCTTTGTATCGTGATCTTTAGTATATCCATCAGTGCCAAACCATCTGGTAGGAGCAATGACTTTACCTGTATTTGCAATCCATGCTCCCCACCAGGAGAATGAAGAGTTTGCAATAATAAAATCACTGCAGAGTGTCATCAGGCAAAGATCCACTCGGTTATCTTCATTCTCAGAGATCAGAAAACGATCTCCAGAGAATAACTCTTGCTCATTGCACCATGCAGGATCATCTGAAAACACAATCACATTACGATCTTCATCAAAGTGCTTCAGTGCCTCCTCATAATACTCAAGAGTACATGGAGGATGGTTATCACTATTAGTCACATAATCAGTGCGACGAACATGAAGTGCAATAGGATTATCCACAGACTCCATCATCTCTTTACAAGGAATCAGAATCTCATCCTTGAAAGTGAAGTCCTCACGAATTTCATCTTCAATGTGCTTGAAATACTTTTCCGTCTGAAAATATCCACGAAGATCTACATGATCTGGACATAAACGAAACAATTCCTCATCAAAATGAAAATGTCTTTCCTGCACAACTGGTGCATGTCCATTATTTAACAGACCTACATTTACTTTCAGATCAAAAGAGTCAAACAACTCTGTCCGAAGCATATTTCCAATACCATCATTCACTGCATCCTGATAGTATGGGATAGTGATGTCTGCTCCAATATTTCGTGCCAGTCCTTTTAGAGCAGCATATTGGAACATCTGATTTCCAAGACGACCCATTCGTCCCAGCGCATTAAATCCTATCATTTCAGTTGTGCTTTGCGTGTTTTCAGATAGTCCTGATTCTCATAATAACTTACTAATTGATCTCTGTCAAATGTTTTAATTGTATTCCAGAGTTGCCAATTATTATTAAAGTTTGGATTACTGAACCAAGAGTTATGTGTTCTACCATGCTCAAGATGGTAGACGTAATCATCGATTCTTGCAATGCGATTACCAAGTGTGCTCATGCGGAAGTAGAACTCATCATCCTCACATCCCCATGATACAAAGTTTTCATTCATCATGTAAGAATCAATATACTTTTGACGGTTGATGAATTGACACCAACCAATCGTAGAGTTTGAAAGAGTTTTATTCTTATCCAGAACAGAAGTTCCATTCCAAGACTTCACAAACTCTTCATAGATATCCATACCAAAGTCTGCCTTCCACTGATAGATGCCACAACCATATGGATAAACCACATCAACTTGGTCATCATTGATAGCAGTGTATGCACTTTGATATGAAGAGATTGGAAGAATACAATCCGTATCATAATTAGCAACGACCTTTGTCTTTGCTGCGACAATTAGATCGTTGAGAACTTTACTCTTACAGAAAAGTGGATCATTATTCTCCTCATAGAGATGAGTCAGGTTATCTGTGTCTGCATACTTCTTGATTTCAGGCAAAGCCCTATACAGAAAAGTATTACGTCCAGATACCTCCTTGACGATTACCTTTGCGGGGACATGCCTCAACAAATAAGAAACAGATGCAATAATATTTCTCAATCGATCTTCAGTCTCAATCCTTGTAGGAATGAGAAAAGTTAAATCCATCATACTCTCACAATCTCACAATCTCACGTTCAACAGCAGTCATACCTGGAGTATAATATCCTTCAGTATCAATATGTGAAAGAGCAGGGCCAAACCATGGTTTTGGAATGAAGATTTGCTTATCTTTCTTTCCACCAACCCAAGCAATCCACCATGAGAAAGTTGAATTTGCAATGATAAAATCATCACACAAAGTTCCTACAGCAAAATCAAAGTGTGGTTTATAAACACCATCGGGAATCACATCATTGAATACAAAATTATCTCCGACAAAAATAGTTTTACACCACTCAATGTCATCAGAAGTAATCACATACTGACGGTCCTTTCCAAGTTTCTCCATACACTCTCTGTAATATGATTCTGTACATGGAGGATGATGATCTTGGAACTTGATATAATCACCACGACGAACGCTTACACATACAGGATTCTCAGTTCCTTTATCCTGATGGAACTTTGTTGCTGCCTCAATTAAATGCTCACGAACAACAAAGTCTTTACGAAGTTCTTCTTCGGCATTCTCAAAGTAATGATATGATTCAAAGTGTCCAAGAAGACTTGCATTATCAGGACATTCATCAAAAAGTTCTTCGCAAAATTCTGCTTGATGAACATCAATTTCATACCCATCAATCTCACCAAATCTACCATTCAGATAATTCATCTCAAAGAGATGTTGAAGTTGATGATAAACAGTTACAGTATTGCCATTAACTTGTTGATCAAACCAAGGTGCTTGAGAATGATCAGGAATGCAAAAGTCATATCCTTTATTTTTTGCGATTCCAACCAAAGCAGCATACTGGAATAGTTGATTGCCCAGTCTGCCTTTTTGGCCCAACTTGTTCATACCAATCATAATCAATCTCCTTTAATAACTCTATAACTATCTTCATCAAAATGTTCCGTCGAGAACTCAAACAATTCAGAGTCCTCAATAGCAACCATTTGATGTCTCAGGCCACGATAAATGTGAAATTTATCCCCTGCTTCCAGGACAATATCCTCTGCGTCATCAAGACTATCAGAGTCTCCATAATACAAAAGAATCTTTCCTGACTGTAGATAAAATGTTTCGTCTTTTTGTTTGTGGTAATGCCATGAGCATCTCTTCCCTTCATTGAAGAAAAGAAGTTTACCACAATATTCTTCAGTGTTGACGATCCATTTTTCGTATCCCCAACCCTTTGGAACTATTTTAATTACCGAAGAATTCATCAGAGTTAATACCTTTATCATCTACGTAATAGTCACCAGAGGGTTTACCTAAATGAAGTTCATGAAACTTACAATTCCAAGATTTTAATTGATCAAAAGTAAAATCGTGAAACTCTTTATATGCAAGATTTCTTGAATTTTTGAACCTGCCCATTCCTCTGGCAGTTAGGTATACGATGTAGTGACCATCATCGTACAACTTATTTATTTTATCAATCCGATCCTGGATTGGTGTGGCACCCGTATATCTTGTGTCATCCGTTGGCCCAGGAGTACAGATAGTGCCATCAATATCTACAACATATCTCATCAATAATCATTCCAAAGTCTTTCATTCCACTGCATCAATCCATAGTTTCCAGGATACCTACCTCCATGTAAGGCATGATTACCTTGAGGGTCTTCATAGTAGACCTCTGCCTGAGGGTAGATTTTGTATACCCAACTTTGATGTCGCTTGGTAGGAATCTTTTCAATCAAGAAAGTATTGTATCCAATGAGAACATCAGAAGAATGCATAGGGTATCCAGATTCTATCATAAGAGGTACGTTATCGTATACCTTTGCAAACTTATCCATAGCATCAGACCCACCCATGGCAAAGATGTCCACGATGTATCTTTCATCAATACCAAGATCTTGAACCCATGTTCCTGGACGATATTGATCAATCAGAGCTGCAGCATTGTAATGACTGACATGCAGTTTGTCTTTGTCATACTGTTCAAGATCTCCAAAGTTTGCAACCGCAACAAAGTCTGTGCGAAGACGGACAACAAAATCATACTTGAAATTGTTCTCCCTCTCATACTCCTGCTTCATTTCCATGACTTGCTTGATGCCATAGAACATAGACAGTTGATGATCCTTTGGATGCATCCGTGGAACAGGATTCAGTTTTTCATGAGCAGTATTCCAGACATCAGAGTACATATCTCTGAACTTATCGTCCGTTTGCTTTTCGTATACAACTTTCTTAGGGTTCCAGTTTTTCTCAACCCACTTTTTAAGATTGCTTCCAGGCCAACACCCCTGCTGAGGAGCATCAGGTCTAAAAGGTTGACCAACTAAATCTTCATCAAACCAGAGATGAGCAAAAACATCAACGTTATCTCCACCCAATCCGAAGGTCTCTTGATGATTTTTTAAACACTCACTAAAGTGTCGGGGTCTTCCAGAGTAACAAAGGGCAATTCTCATTATGGTAACATGTAGGGGTAATCAGTGCAAATCCCATATGGAACTTCATCAATATTATGTTTAAAACTATCGACAAGATCCCACTCTAAAAGAGGAATGATAGTTTTGTCATCAAAAGTTTGTTCGGTATCATGCAACCAAATCTTTCCATTTGATGTGTAAGAATATGGATCACCAGTATGACAGAAAGATTGAAACACTGCACAATCTTTTGCTGCTTGTGCGTTCTTACAGTGCAACCACAGATAATACCTACGCTTATCTAACCAGTTGTGATCAATCTTATATTGTGGTTCATCATGACCCAACCACAATTCACCATTGATTGACCAAACATCAATCTCTACATCATAACCATTGCCAAGAGCACAGTCAATATAACTGGGAGCATTTTCCCTACCAGGAACTCTCCCACGAATATTACCACGATGTGATATGATTTTCATACTTCCTCAATACGCAATGACTTATCTTCAATGAAGAGATCGTAAAACGGTTTGTCTGCACGAAGTTCATGGTATTTGCATCCCCAATCGCTAAGTTGCTGTTCTGTTAGATTAGTCCAGTCAATTTGTTTGCGGCTACCTCTTGCAGTCCAATAAACAATGGTATTTCCTTCATCATAGAGTTTATTGATTTTATCAATGTTCTCTTGAATTGGTAGTGCTTTGGTATAATCGTGGGTTACACCAAAGTCAGTTGATGTTTCACGATGACAGATCGTTTCATCAATATCAACATAGATTACTTTCATTGATAAAGTTTTCTCCTGTAGTTCTCATTCGGGCATTTATCAACTGCCAATACTTCTTCTTCTGTAAGAAACTTAGTTTGACCAAGTAGTCTTGCACCGATGAAGATCTCAGCAGATTTTTCACACATCAAAGTAGATGCAACGCATTCTTTTTGTGTTGCTGATGCTGAGATTATACCATGATTCTCAAGCAGAATCAACTTAGGAAAGTATCCTTCCTCTTCTACAAACTTAGAAACACTTTCCTTTATCTTTTCAAGTGCATCTTTTCCTGGAGATGCATAAGGAACAATGCAAGACTTTTTACCAATTCTCACAATCTGATCAGGAAACAATCTACGATTTGCAAAATGTTCAATCTGATCCGAACACAAAATCTTTACCGTATTAGTTGGATGAGTATGTGAGATAAAATTGATCTCAGGAAAGTTATCAAAAATCCAAGCATGAAATAATGTCTCAATGCTTGGTTTAAGTCCAAGAGAATCTAAAGGAACAGCATTCATTCTGCAAGGAACTAAATCTTGCTCAGACAATGTATGAAGAGAAGTTCCACTTGCTTTAATATAGAATAGATTATCACCATCTCGCTTAGATACATTCCCCTCACCACAAATAGTGTAGGGGCTGACAAGATGTGCTAATTCTAATAGATCATCCATGCTTCTAAAAATTTAGATAGTTTATTTAGATTTACTTCCCAAGGAGAGTTCATGCCACCAGAAATTGATAGTGATCCCACATCATCAACTGTCTCTTCTTTTTTATCGGTGAATTGAGTGTGATCAAAATGAGATAGTTGAGTATGTTCCATCGCATGTCTCAGTCTATCATTAACTTCAAAAAAGAGTGGACTGTTTATTGATAGGACTTTAGTGTCATTGGGACAGAACAATATGTTAGCCATTCCACCACCAATCGGACCAGCAACATACTTGGCAGAACTAAAGATACCAATCTTTTCTTCCATTGTCAAGTTCTCACAGAACACTTCCTCAAAACCCTGATCGATGAACATCTGTGCGACTTCATCTTCATTCATACACTTACGACGCTCAGTGTAGTTTGTACCAATATTATCAAGGTTATTGTGCATCCATGTGCGACGTGAGATATAGATCTTCTCAGGACCCTTGTAGGTGCCCCTGAGACGGTTGATAATATCAAAGGTAGACTTGTGTGGTGGTTTCTCTGAGAGTCCTCCATGAGTCAAAGAAGAACCAACTAATACACAATTGTAAATTGTATTTCTGTCTAAGAATACTACATCATTACGATCAATACCAAAGAGTTCTAATGTCTCCCACACAAAAGGATACAGATCATCCTTTCCCTCAGCAGGGCTGACAAGTAATTTTAGATCAGAGTGTACCTTCTTCTCTTCAAAGTAGGTATAAAGATATGGGAGAGTATCATAGATGAAGTGAAAATAGTTTGCCATGTTATAGGCAAAGTAGAATACTGGAATATCACAACATTTCTCTGAGGGGTCAAGTTGCATATCATATTCCATGGTCTCCTCATAGACTGTTCCTCTACCAAGAGACATAAACCGCTCTATGGTTGGGAGACGCAACTTACCATCCCGATGCGAATACATCAATGGTTGAGGATAATGTTTGGAGTGTCCTGTAAATTGGACTAAGAAAAAGTATGCACACTCAAGGACTCGGCCGTTTTCATCTTCAGGACAGAGAACTTTAGTTCTACCTTCATTCCAATACTCAATAGGTAAGGTAATCTTGTTTGTAGTCATAATGATGCCAACTCACTGCATTAAAGAAATTTTGCCAATATCGATATGTTTTTAAATCGTTAGGTGTACCCCAACAAATATAATGATCAACCTCAAAGTTTTTCACATTATATCCAAGATCAATTGCCTCGTTCAGGATACTATCAACATAGAACTCACCATTAGTCCTGACATTTTTCTCATAAGTTTGCTTCAAAGATTTAAGATATACATCTTTGTTGCGGAAGAACATTGTACCAACAATGGCATATTCATTTACTGGATTCTGTCCAGTAAACTTTTTGACTGATACTCCTTTGACATCATCACCATCAATATCTAACCACGAATACATATCAGGATTACGGTGTGATGTATAATTGTTTCTGTAACTCCAAACAACAATATCATTATCAGTATTCTCGATCAGATCTGCAAATTTGTCTGCATCATACAATACACCATTGTCACATGCAGTCAAAAGAATAGAAGTATCATCCTCTACTGAATTGACAATCTTCTCTGTGGTGCAAGCTTGACCTTCCAGAACATTATCAATCCAAACGACATTTCTATAATCATCTAAAGGTAACATACCCGTGTGTTCTTTAAGGGCAGCATAGATTGTTTCATCGGTTTGTGGTAGACAATACAATGCTTGATCTACCATGTACTGACCATTAACTTCAAGAAATGGTTTTGGTATGCCAAATCCTTCTTTAGAAAATCTACTGCCAGCACCTGCCATCGGTAAAGCAGTCACACAGTTCTTAATCTTCAAAGGTTTATTACCTTTAAGTGCTGCCTTGTAGTAGTTTGACCATTGCAGATACATATCCACATCCAGTGGTGTTCCCCACTGAAGCATGACTGGGACCTCATATACAGCGTTTGGTAAGTTATCTCTAATCAGCAGATTATGTACCAAACTTACATAGTATTCACCGTTGATATTGATGTCTTCATCAATCAACTGTTGAAAATATTTTTTGACGTGACTTCCTTTTCTAAAGTAGTATGTTCCAGTAGAAGCAAATTCTGACATCTTATCGTCAGTAAAAGGTTGCTTCTCTCTGATCTCTACAATCTCATTCTTTTCTTTAGTCTTGCAGAAAGCATAGTTATCACTACCCAACATGTGAGGATGAAATCCAGTGTAGCAAACTACGCAACCATCACACTCAGTTTCTTCTACAAAACTTTTGAAGTCTTCATAGTTCCAATACATTGAGAAGTCACAGTAGTTTACTATGACTGGTTCATCATCTTCAATATATTGACTTGCTTGCAAGACACTATGAACTGGGCCCTTCTTATGAGAATCAATCGTCAACACAATTCCATCAGGTACAAGATCACACAAGACTTCAACAATGTTAGTCTCTTGTTCATGCTTGTCATTGATAATAAAAACAAACTCACTGTCCTTTGGATAAAGTTCAACGATATGTTCGATGACTTTCTTTCCATCAATTTCAATGAGATGTTTTGGTGTTGTATACCCAGCAGAGGTGAACCTACTGCTGAGACCAGACATCGGAATAACTACTTTCACAAATATCCACCTGCGTTGATGTATTTATTTGCAATACTATCGATCACGTTGGTAGATGAATACCCACCCACACGATTAAAGAACCTCACTTCTTTTGCATATTGACGACCAACAACATCGCCATCTCTCCAGTCCCCACCAACCAAAAGAATATCGGGAGAATAGAGTTCGATGAGTTGTTCAAGTTCTTGTCGAGAACCAAAAGGAATCACAATATCAATGTGCTTGTTTGCTTCAAGCATCGCCTTGCGAAAAGTAAGCGGATTAATTGGACGATTTGGGCCTTTGTCCATATAAACTTTTTTGTCATCATCAATGCCTACGATGAGACGATCACCAAGAGACTTGGCAATCTTAAAAAGTTCCATATGTCCTGGATGTAGGATATCAAAACATCCGTTAGTCCATACAGTCTTCATTTCAAGTAATCCTCAATAGTCATAAACCTATGGTCCCACTCTTCCTTTGCCTTTGTGTATGTTTGATATTTTCCTCTTAGATGTTCTGGAAATTTAACGTACTCAATCTTTCCATTATACTTGTCCCTCACGCATTCTGCAACGTGTTGGAAACTTACTGGTTTGCTTGTTCCCAGATCATATATTCCAGACTTGTTGGTGTTATTAAGAACAACATCAACAACATCATTCACACAAATAAAGTCTCTATAAAAATTTCCTGATCCTTCAAATAGTTTTAACTTACCAGTTTCTTTAATTTGTTTTGTAAACTTACTCACTGGACTTGCTTGATCTCCTTTGTTCTCTTCACCATCTCCATAGACATTGAAGTATCTAAATCCTTGAATTAAAGGGAAGTCATCAATATGATCTTGAACCCAATAATCAACTTGCAGTTTTGAAATTGCGTAGTAGTTCAATGGATTAATCTCATGAACCTTTCCTCCATACACTGATGCAGAGGATGCATATTTTACAGGAATCTGATACTCTATTGCTTTTTCAAATAATCGAAGAGTGAAATCAACATTGTACTTATGAATTTTGTTTATGTCAGTTTCGACTGTGCTTGAAATTGCTCCTTGATGTAAGATGAGTTCTACTTTATCCCAGTCTTTATATTCCTCAAGGAAAGGAAAGGCACCATCAACTCCTACCCTGTATATGTTTTCTGGGTCAATCTCTTTACAAAATGCTCTTCCAATAAATCCATCATACCCTGTTACTATGATCATACTTCCTCCCATTCAGAAAGATTGAGTTCGGTTACAAGTGGTTGAGTTCCTCCCATGTTATGAGTTCTGTAGAGAGGAACGTTTGAATGTGGATAAACATGATTCCATTCTGGTTCAGAGAATCCTTTCTCCTCAAGAACATCATTACGAATGGCAATCATATCATCAACATGAACATATACAGGAGTGTATCCTGCTTCATTAAACATTTTCTTGTAGGCCATAGGAGATGCACCATACCACTTAGTTCCATCCCAATCCCAGTTAGGATCATCTTTGAGTCTCCAACTTTCCTCAGGTTCAAATCTTACATTTACTTCCACCATAACGCAACGTGGAGAATATTCTGTCAAGATTTGTTTTGTCACCCAGTAATCAAAAGAATCAATGTCTACAGAGAGTAGATCAAACTCTTTGGGAACATCATACTTCTTAAATACGTCACAGATATTTTCTTTCGATACAGTTTCAATTCTCAGATTGATCTCATCATTTGGAGCAACAGGAAACCATTTACCAGATTCTAAAAGAAGACCATTCCAACCTTCATGCTCTCTGAAATAAAGGGTATTACAATCCTCAAAACCATCAATAGCACCGAACTCAACGTAGTATTTGTTAGTAGTGCCGATGTTATCAAAGGTCCATTTCAGACTTACATCTTCCCCCTTCTGAGATCTACCTAACGGTCTAACATTTTGAGTCCAATCTGGATGGACCATCGAATAATCAAGTCTCATAATACTGCTACTCCTTTCTGGGTTACTACTTTAGATGCACATTCGTTAGCATATTTAATACTCTTATCAATGTCATCAGTTTCTATAAATTTTACTACTAATGCTGCCATAAAAGTATCACCAGCACCAGACAGATCTTTAACTTCTACTTTTTTAGTTGGGTATCTCTTTCCATTATACTCACATCCAAGGCCTCCCATAGTGTGAATGATCTTCTTCTTAATCTCATCAGTCAAATATGATTCAGAATTACGATACTCATAATCATTGATCTTGATGAATCGTGCTTCTTTTGCCCAGTCCCCAAGAATTTTCTTAGTGTCAATGAAGACATTATTATGATTAGAACAGATGTACTTAATGTCCTCTTTTGATAAGAATCCCTTATTATAATCAGAAATGACAATCAAATCATAGTCAAAGTCGATACTTTTTACATCAATTCTTGGAATCGATTGAGTTGTATCTACACGAAAGAACATATGATTGCTCTCTCTATGTACATACCTGGTTTTCGCAATCTCATACCAGTTAGAATTGGTGGCAATATTGATTACCTTACCAGAGAGACTCTCAATGTTCCTACGAACATTACCAGCCATGCCAGGATTTTCCCTCTGATCTACAATGTTTAAGACAGGAACAGGTGCCTCAGGACATAATCTATTCGAATCGCAGTAGACAAATACGTCCCTGCAAGTCTCACCAATGACTAAGATTTCACTCATGGTCTACCGATGTATGGTTTATAAAACTGCTTGACTTCTTCTGGAGAGTGGGGTAAAAATGCCCTAAACAACCAGTTATTCCAACCAGTAAAGTTGGGAGATGTCTTAATGAAAAGATTCTCTTTGGGGAGTGCCTTAGCTGCAAGAATACTACAGAAAGAATCACACCCTGCATAGTATTTACACCCGACAACATAGTCCTTTACCTGAGTAATAGGAATGTTGACAAGTAGTTTTTGATTATCAATAGCAAGATCTACCTCATGATCAGAGATTACATACACTGGATACCCAGTTTCTTGAGATAACTCATTCACAAATTTCACATCATCATCAGTAATTTGTGCAATGTCACTACGAGGTCTGGTTGATGTTGGGTAGTGGAATACGATGTAGTCCTCATCAATCGTATTTGCATGTTTAACAAAAGAAGACTCTTGGAATGGTCTTTCTGGATCTTGGAACATACTTACAGCATCTACGATCTGCAGATTTAGATTGTCCCATTCATCTTCGATACCAAATAACTTCAAACCAACCTGAAAATTGGGTTGAAAGTCTGGTCGAAAATGCCAAAAAGGGATAGCAACAGGATCAAGTGTTGCCATCGCCTCTCTACCAATCCTTTCATCAATTGTATGTTGAGCAGTAAGATTAGGATATGAAGGGTTATTCTCCATCAAATCCTTCATCACATATCCAAACCTACACGCCCAGTAGATTTCAGAAATACTTTCTTTCTCCTCTTTCGTGAGGATGGAATCAAGGAAAAATAAATCCCCGATTCCAAGTGATACATATGTTTTCATCAGTGGAATTTCTTGTGCTCTACAATCATCACAGGACCATCACTGTCCTTGGCATATCTATACATATCCAAAGCTTCCTCTGGAGTTTGTGGATCAAGGACAGGGAAATCTACCAACTCTTGGAATACTTTGGTAAAGTCTTGAGAGTGAGTAGGACCAGAATAGAACAATCCACCGTCATCAACAACTGTCTTCAGAATGATGGGAACTTTAAATTCTCCATGAGAGATACGCTCAATCTTATCGACATGGTTACCAATTGCATCAGCAGCAACCAACATAAAGTCATGCCGCTCAAAATATACAACTGGTTTAAATCCTTCGAATGACATACCAATTGCAAGACCAACCATCAGGTTCTCTGCAACAGGAGTCTCAATCTTCTGATCGTCAGAAACATTCTTCAGAGTTCCCATGGCATCACCAGGAATCAGACTATATCCAATGAAGATCGCACCATCTTCACCAAGTTCTGTCATACCTTGAGTGACGGCATCCTTAAACTTCATATCAAGGGGATGATAATCAATTGGTTTTGCATACTCACGCTTAGGAAGAAGGGGGAAGTATTCCTCATCCGTCTTCATGACTTCTTTCATTACCTTCAGATCAGCAAAGTTACCAGTGCGGATGTGAGGACGAGTCTTGGTGTAGTGGTAGCGGACAACGCAAGAAGGCCACTCCAGGTCCTTATCAGTGCCCCAACGACGCTCCTTAGGTGCTTCGACTGCCATACGGTCATCTTCGATCACAAAGGTGCAAGGAAGGTCAAATCCATCCACATAGCGGACTGCTTCAGCAAAGTGTCCTGTGTCTTCAGTACCATCACCCAAGAAACACCAGACCTTTTGATCGGATCCCTTACGCTTCAGGGCCCAGGCAATACCCACTGCAATGGCAACAGGACCACCAATGATGGCAGAAACATAGAAGTTACGCTCACGATCAAACATAAACATGCTTCGACCATTCAGGATCTTGTTCTCCACTTCTTCTGGAGGAAGACCATGAAGCAAAGCATGGTACATGTTACGGTGTGTAGAGAGAACGTAATCTCCCTCATTAATGTTTGAGAAAATATCAATTAACTGCTCTTCATTGCCACCAGGAAGGTGCAATGCAAATGGCAGACGACCAGCATCATGGTGTTCTGCAATCTTATCTACAAAAGAACGAAGACCTTCAGGCGTCCAATCAGTTCCTCTCATTTATTATACTCCTATTTCGATGATAATTCTACCAGCATCTCCCGACTTAAGCAAGTCAAATGCTTCATTTACTTGATCTAATTTAAATCTATGGGTCACAAATTGTTTAACGTCAAGGATTCCTTCTTGATGCATACGAACATAACGAGGAATATCTTCTGTAGGATTAGTCTTACCACCTTGAGTTGCTTTGATAGTCTGACCCATACCACTGAACAGATTCACTGCGTTCATAACCTCTACACCACGTCCAGGTGCAGGTTGGCCAACCAAGATCATGCGTCCTTTACCTGAGAGTTTTGACACACACTCACTAATCACCTCAGGAATACCTGTAGTATCAATGATCACATCAACTTTCTCATCAAGATTAGTGACCGAATTAGTAAAAAGTGATGCTCCAGCAGTAAAACAGAGGTCTCGCTTGGTTACATTATTGTCGATTGCATAGATTGGACAAGCACTTTTGAGTGCAGCTGCCTGAATCAGATTCAGTCCAACTCCACCACAACCAACAACAGCAACACTCTCACCAAACTTCAGATCAACTTCATTGTCGATGATTCCCATTGCAGTTGTCAGAGCACAACCAAGAATTGCACACAAGTCTTCTGGAGTGTCTTGAGGAACGGTAGTCAGTCTGTTCTCAGAAACAATAGAATACTCACTGAGAGTAGTAACTTTACCACTACTCATGGACTTTCCATCAAGAACATAGGAAGGAAATGGTGCTTCGATACCAGTTCCAGGTCTCCAGTGCATTACAACCTTATCACCAACCTTTACGGTAGTAACACCAGGACCAACTTCTTCTACAATTCCACAACCTTCATGACCCATCAGGTGAGGCAGAAACTTTGCATTGCCCTTGTGACCACGAATTTCATGAAGTTGTGCTCCACACAATCCACTCACCAAAATTTTGACAAGCACTTGTCCAACTTTCAACTCAGTCAGTTCTACATCTCTAATTGCAAGAGGGGCATCAATTTTTTCTAATACAGCAGCTTTCATACTCTTACTTTTTTAAATACACAAGTCAAAATGTTGGATTCTTCTTCTTTATTCTTACGAATAGTATCTTCTACATTGCTCGAAGAGATTAATACATACCCCATTCGATGCATAAAAGTCCTCAAAGTTCTTTTATCAAAGTGCCAGAGGTGTTCATTTGGACGACGGTGCTTCCAATTCTCAAACCATTCATCACCTTTGTAGTGACAATGTGGTACAGAAATACATATCGCACTACACTTTAGGTCCTGAACAAACTCAATGTCTTCAAAGTGTTCAAGAGAATCAAAGAATGTAATTACATCATAAAAGTCATTCATAAAATCTTTTACTTGAGTACATCCGTCAGGAACTGGATATGTTGAGATGTCATATCCATAACAATCAGGAATAATATTGCTACAGACTTTCAAAAATGATCCATCTCCATACCCAACATCAAGAATACTCTTGGGAACTCTACCCAAAGATCCGATAATGTTACCCAAACGAAGATATCCCATGTAAGTTGGAAGTTCTCCATACTTTACATATCGAGTATTTACATACTCTTTATCGTATCCAATGTGATTTTTATCTACTTGGTAGACAACTCCATCAACATTCGTTGAATAATTCTCAAGCATTTCTATATTCAGTAACTTTGTTAAAGATGTCTACTACATCTTTATATTGACGTTCGTCTTTAGGATAATAAAAGATCTTTGCATTGGTGTCAATTACGTCCATGATAAAACACATGGCCGTTGGTTGAGTATGAATCTCTTTTGCATTTTCCCAGACTTTAATCCAATCAAATAGAGAAAATCCTTGATAGATTTGATTCTCTACTACAGGATAATCATAAGATTTCTCTGCCATTGAACTTGTCTTACGCAAATCTGTGTTGGTAATATCATTTACATACACATATTCACTATCATCCTTGAGTCCAAGGACGTTGTAATACAGTTCATCTTCCTTTTCTTTGTTTCGATTGAACTTAAAGTATTTACCCCAGTCCGTATGATCCATTCCAACAAGACCAAACTTTGCAGACATGATCCTGGTTGGATCAGTGTTAAAGGTTCTATCCGATGTAGATGCATCGATGTAAATGAAATCATTAGTCTCTGCAAATCCACCAAAATCAAACAACCTTGCACCTTGTCCTGCCATCCAATCAGATAGAGTACACCAACTTACACCAGAAATGTACTCAGAGATCCAAAAAATATCATCGCGCAAAGGCCAGATGATCTCATGACCTTTGTCTCGATAGATACTTGCAATCTTTTGAAGGAAAAATACGTCACCAACTCCTGCTGGTTGTTTAATGATGCAAGGTTTCATGTCACTCAACGTATGCTGCCAGAACGTAATCTTGTTCTCTGTCAATAGACTTATAATAAGTCAGGGTATAATTTGGATTGATAGACTTGAGTTTATCTTCAAGTTGTTTTTGTCTACCAAGGAAATAAACGGGAATATCATCAATGATAATAGTGTGATCTTTGATTTCATTCTCAGCAATCAGATCAAGTTCCTCAAAAGTAGGAACTCCACCACCCTCACCATGGGCGTCCAACCAGAAGCAGGACTTCTTATCAACCTGATTCATCATTTCGGAGAAGCAATCATCAGAGTCTCCAAGCCACAGACTGACGTTATCGTTCTCACTGAACTTCTCCATGCAGTGATTATATCGGTCAGGCATCATTTCACAACTCAGTGCCTCTTCAAATCCAAGGTCAAGTGCGAACTGAACACTGCCACCAAGGTGAGTTCCAGTCTCTACAAAATACTTACAGTCTTTACCAATTCCAAGGTCACGGAACAGATAATAACAAACGGGTCTGCCTTCTCTTACGGCAATATCGAAAAGTTCTACGCTCATGCGAAATAAGTCTCCCAAATAAAGTCTTCTAAAATTTCCATTTTCTTGGTTTTCTCCAAGTTTTCTTTGATTGCATCCATCTTACTGTAGTAGATTTCATCTGATACATCAAATTCTTCACTCAAATCGATGATGCCATCTTTGTTAAAGTGATCTCCAATGTTGGGAGCACCATAGTAAACAGGAATGGTTCCTGTTGCAAAGCAATCTAAGATCTTTTCAGTGAAGTAAGTTTCATATGAGGCATTCTCAATTGCGATTGAGAACATATAATCACAGAGACCTTCTTCCTTTCTCAGAATCTCAGTTTCAAATCCACGACCATAGAAATCAACATGATCTCTAAGACGTTCTACCCATTCAAGACGATTTCTGTGTCCCTGGCACATGTTTTTATTCGATGCAATCATCGAAATCATCTTAGTCTTATCATAGATCTTAGGTTCTTTGATCCATGTACCCTGAGCAGGGACCCATTTAAATTTTTCAGGATCAATATCGATCAGTTCTTGGTTGTGTGTGAAAATAATATCATAGGTATCAAGCATTCTCTGTCTGCCATTACCCTTCACAAAGTCTGTAATTTGTGGAAGAATCGCAGCAGACTCAAGAATCCATGCATACTTTGGACCTGACCTTTCATCATCAAATCCAAGGCCAATGGCAGCATCGATATAGAAAGTACCATCGCCTCCTTCATCTACCCATTCGGTAAACTTAGATTCCTTACCCCAGACAGAGCATCTGGGGGCATCGGAATAGTTGAAAGTGTTTCCAACCAAATTAAATTTATGCTTCGTCATCAATTTGCCCCTTAATCCAATTATATGTAATACGAATACCTTCTTCCAGAGTTTGAGAATAATCCCATCCAAGTTTCTCACGAATGAGGTCGTTATTGGAGTTACGTCCACGAACTCCAAGAGGACCATCAATATGAATCTTTTGAACCTCTTTACCAGCAACCTTAGCAGCAGTCTCTACCAGTTCATTGATGGTGACCATCTCTTCAGATCCAATGTTAACAGGACCCATAAAGTCACTGTCCATCAGTCTTCGAGTTGCTTCAATACATTCGTCAATGAACAAGAAGGAACGAGTTTGTAGACCGTCTCCCCACACCTCGATAGCTCCACCCGGCTCTGGGAGGTAAGCGACTTTACGGCAGATTGCTGCAGGTGCTTTCTCTCTTCCACCTTCCCAGGTGCCCTCTGGCCCAAAGATATTATGGTAGCGGGCAACACGAACAGGAATACTATAATTCCTATTATATGCAAAATAGAGTCGCTCAGAGAATAGTTTTTCCCATCCATATTCGGAATCTGGTGCAGCTGGATATGCGGATTCTTCACGACAATCTGGATTGTCTGGATCTAATTGATTGTGCTCTGGATACATGCAAGCAGATCCAGAATAGAAAATCTTAGTCTTATTTACACCCTTGGTTTCGTTCAACTTGTGTTGTTCATCAAGAACATTCAAGTTAATAGAAACTGAATTGTGCATGATATCTGCATCATTCTCACCAGTGAAGACAAAACCTGCTCCACCCATATCAGCAGCAAACTGATAGATCTCATCAAAGGGTTCTGCAAACTTATCCACAATCTGTTGATAGAAATTACCAAGATATCCAGTGAAACGAATGCAACGAGAAACAAACTTCACGTCACGAAGATCTCCCTGAACAAACTCATTTGCTTGGGTAGAAGAGAACTCTGGATATTTGAGATCTACACCACGCACCCAATAACCCTCAGCACGAAGTCTTTTTACCATGTGACTTCCAATGAACCCACCAGCACCAAGCACAAGTGCTGTCTTCTTATATTCAGACATAAAAATAGTTGTTTGTCTTTTATATATGATACAAAAAAAGATCCTTGTTGTCAAGGATCTTTATAAGGTCTTTACATGCACGCCACTTGCTCTTTGTCCTGAAGCAAGAAACAGGGCGGGAGTTAAACCCCATCCGCACCACTTGCTTTTAGGAAAAGCAAGAAACCTCAGAGGTCGATTTTAATTTTTTTGTTGATCTGTTTGATTAACGAGTCAACCTTTTCCTCCAATGCTGCAATTCTGTCTGCATCACCACCTCCACAAGGAGTATGTGCCTTTGCTTCTAGTGCTTTGAGTCTTGCTTCAACATTTAAATCTTGTTGAGAAGTCACTGCACTACTTACAGTCTTTGCTGCTGTTCCTTTAGTTGCCATTTTATTTAAAAATAACTCTTCTAGTATTTAGTTTTTAGAGGGTCTTATGACTCCACCAGTTCTGTTATAGTCCATCCGTGACTTCGGGATTGAAGGGGAACCTTCACCGACCAGGGTTTTTAGAGACTCTCCATGTCTTCATCATCTCTAACATAACAAGGAACACGATCAGGATCTAACCATTTAGCATATTCAGAGTCTTCAATAGCAAGAAGCATTTGATCTCCATTATCAAACAAATAAACATCAGAGTACTTTTTAGTATACTCATTTGCTTTTTGCATACGGAAATCGGGATTTCCATTCAATTGAATATGTCCTTTTTGAACAAACCTATAAGGAAATCGTTCATGAATAATAATAGTCTTTGTTGAAGCAACAGACTTAGGATCCAGATCGTTCACGCAACCTCCACAGTTTCAAGATCAGAAGCAACATATTCCATAAGAATTTCATAGTCATCCAGAGGATCTCCAGAGAAAACTACGCCTTCTCCCTCATAGTACCGACGAACCTTTTTGTAGAGTTTCGGATTCTTTACATCAAGGAAAAATTCACCGTTTGCTGCACCACGAAGGGTTTGAATGTCTTTCTTGAATTTGATTGTGAGTGCCATCGTTTTGATTGATTACCCAGTTATTATAGGGGTTTGACACCGAAGTGTCAAGTGGGGGATGTGGGGATCGAACCCACCTCAGCCGAATTATGAGTTCGGTGCATTCACCAGATTGCTAATCCCCCTGGTAGGAATGTCGGGAATTGAACCCGATTGACTCCGTTATAAGCAGAGCGCATTAACCAATATGCGACATTCCCTCAGGATGCTTCGTTGTGTTCTGTGTATATGCGTATGAGTTCATCATCCGCTGGTATCATTACTGCTCTCTCGCCTGTTATTATATTCTCTACACCTATTGTCTCACCGTTTTCTACTCTGTTCAGAAGAGTGTCCCAATTCTCTTGCCAGTATTCCACTGAATAAAAATCCATAGTTGTGATATTTATGAGTCGGGGTGACAGGATTCGAACCTACGACTTCTGCTTCCCAAAAGCAGCGCTCTACCAAGCTGAGCTACACCCCGTTGTTGTTTACCTGATAATTATACTACTTCTTATGTCCTCTGTCAAACGGTGCCCAGTGTTGCCAGTTGTATTTGTGGACTGCCCAGATTCCTAAGATAGGAACAAAGACAAGTATGTAGCAAATGAAAGCTAGAGC